AGTGGGCTTGACGGAGTGTTTTACATTGCCTGACACGTTGATAAGCCATGCGCCAAGAGTGCCTACCTTCTTCATTTCAAGGTATTCTGTGTATCTCCATGCGTGGAGTAGGTCATCAACTTCTCCCCATGTGAGTGACCAGAGGTGTTCATGTGTTAAATGCAGAGGACCGAGAACGGCGAGCGTCATTTCTTGACAAGCCTTTTCCCAGTCCTCTGCTGTCAGTTTTTTACTTCTGCTTCCTTTTTGGACGGCTGTTCCGACACAAAGAGTCGGTTAAAAGCCTCAATAAACACTTTAGCAGCTTCGCCGAATGCTTCAGCATAAAGCCCGCTCTCTGCATCAAGGAGGTCGCCGACCTCATCAACGGTCAGTGACTTGTTCTGCCACAGCATTCCCGCCCAGATTATTGTTGTGCCTAGCTCCATGTCGAGAGCCTTAAAGTTCTCGCCGAGAAACTGGTCAGGAGTGCGCCCTGTAGCCTTAATGAGCGCACGGATTGCATTAACGCCGTATTTGAGTTCGCCTATCTTGCTCATGCCGGGTTCAACTCCAGTTCGCCGTTGCCCTGTACAGACACACTCATGCCGATAGCATCTTCTGTCGCACCACTTAGGCTTTTACTTGTGATTACGCCAGTGCCGACAAACTCGGCGATCTCATCACGAAGCGTTACAGCGGGGTCTGTTGCGCCTGTAAGAGATGTCGCATCAAGGGTTAAAGTTGCTGTAACTCCAGTTGGGAAGGTTATTACTGTTCCCGCAACGATGATGCCCTCTTCCTCGTAAGCTGTGTTGAGTGCCGTCTGTATCTGAGCCGCCGTAGCATTATAAGCAAGCGCAGATGTAACTTTCGCATCGCCGTCTCCGAGGGTGAATGTGCCTCCTGATGCGCCGCCGAGGTCGAGGTCATAGACTTCATCCTCACCGAACGGCAGAATGACAAACTGGCACGGAGTACCCGCTACCGTGCGGTCAACAAGTGCGTCCTGTGCTGTGTCGGTTGGGTCATAAAAGAGTTCCATCGAAGCTGTCCATCCTGCTTGTCCGACAAGAAACTCTTTCCAATCCGTACCGATGTTTGACACGTCAATTGTTCCGAGGCTTGTCTCCAAACTAAAACTTCTAACCTCACCAACAGGGACTTTTACGCCGCTTATGTCAAGTTTAAGAATTGCTTTTTTGGCTGATAATGCGCCCATGTCAGCACCTCCTAGCTTGCGTTAGCAGCAAGAGCCAGTTCGCCTGTACCCTGGAATGAAATGGAAAGTCCAACCGCGTCCTCTGTTGCGCCTGAGATTGACATTGATGTAACGTAACATGTCCCTGAGAGTTGCGTCTTGCCTGCACCCGCACCAAGGGGCTGGACAGTGACAGTGCAGAGAGTACCTGCGCGCGCCTTAGAGACAAGGTCAGCCTGTGCGGTGTCCGTTGGGTCATAAAAACACTCAAGTGATCCACTCCAACCCGCCTGTCCAACGAGGTATTTCTTCCAATCTGTGGCTAAAGTTGACACGTCTATAGTTCCGAGGCTCGTTTCAATAGAGAAAGAACGAACCTCTCCTAGCTCTGTGGGTGTACTCCCCACTGTAAGCAGCATTTTTGATACTTTGCTTGCTGTTGCACTCATTTTTCATCCTCCTAAGGGTAAAAAAAATAGAGCCTTACGGCTCTTGTGATTTGTTATGTTTTTGTTTTATTTATCGGTCGTAAAGTTTTAAGGTTATTATTCCGTGATACCATCCCGACTCATCTCGAATTATTGTTTGTGAGTCTTCCTCGAACCACTCAGACGGCACGGCGGCGGCAATGAGGTCGATTATCTCAAGGACTTCCTTCGAGCCTCGGTATTGACTCCAAATATGGAGGTCAAAGTACATTTCTCGCTCTGATTCGTTTAAGACTCGACCACGGAGGGCCTGTGAGAATTGAATTTGAATGTACGGCGAAGTCGCATCTTCAGGCACAAAGTCATAAACCTTTGCCTTCCCAGTTAAAGCGGCATTGTTATTAAGCAACGTATAAACAGATTGAAATGCTGTTTTATAACCCATTCCGCTCACCTCCGAGCTTCGCCGTCATCATGTCGGTTAAAGCTTTTTCTGTTTCATCTTCGTGGAGGCGGGCGGTCGGGTAAAAAAAGGCTCTTGCGCTCATGTTTTTCGTGCCAAATTCAACATACGGCGCATAATAAGCCTTACCACCGCCCATCTGTACACTTGCAAGTAGTGCTTTTCTGGCAAGTTTCGCCTTGATTGACTTCTTCAGCGTCCCATCATTAACAGAACAACGGCTTTTAATGTGGTCTCTAACAACCTTCGCTTGTGAGTTGAGGATATTTCTAGCCTCACCTTGTATCTCCTTTGATGCTTTTCGGAGTTCCTTCACAAGTTCGTCATGTCCTTTGACTTTGACGGTTATCACTTGTCCACCACCACACAATCAAAATCAATCCATTCGTGACCGTCAGGGCGAACACCTTTAACCGTGAGCGTCCAGTTACGCCAAGTCGCCTTGTCGTTAATGTCGATTCCGAGCGTTGTTGTGTTTTGGCGCACCCTGACCACGTGAGAACGATATTCCGCATCTGCGCCGCCGACCACACCGTCACGGGTTGACGGCACGGTGACGAACGCCCACTCCGTGCAGATGGTCTTATTCTCGGCCGTAACGCCGCCCATGCCGTCAGATGTAGTTTCGAGGCGAGTAAATGTGACCTTATCCCTGAGTTCGCCGATATTCGTTATTTTCTGGCTCATACCGGGACATTCCTTTTAATGTCCAGAAGTGCTTTCACGGCAAACGGCACTTCAGACGGCGGCGTTCCGAGGACTACAGCCTGTCTGTTTTCGTACCAGTGACCTATAAGCAAGAGACAAGCCGCCTTCTCAATACCTGTCATGGTCTCAGCCTCAACTTCTTCGTCAGAGGAGAGAAAAACTCGGTTCTGATAGCCTTCGACATATTCCCTTGCCGCCGTGATATAGGTCGTGATAAGCGCATCTTCTGTTGCGTCAGAACCTACCCTGAGATGGGTCTTGACTTCTGCGAGCGTGAGTATTTCTGTCCAGACAGGATCAGGCATTTACCTCACCTCTTTTTCTTTTTAATCGCTTTTGGCTTAACCGCTGTCTCAACTTCTCTGTCGAGTGCTGCCGTCTCGATAATCGGCTCTTGTTTCCGCATAATTAAAACAGCGTAACCGTTGGCGATTAGACTGTCGGCTACGCTGTCCATTACATCGATTATCTGACCGGGAGCTGCCATTAAAGAGGGAGTTGCGAAGCGGGTCAGCATTTTAACTTTTGTCAAGATAACGCAACCCCTTCGATGGTGAATATAAACTGCCCTGAAAGCGTGTCGCCGCCATTTGCAACGGTTATTTTAATGCGCTCGTCAGCAAGGCAAATAGGCGCATAAGCACCCGCTATATCCGCTCCTGTGTTGTCCTGCGCCGGTGCGAGCGGATGAATGACTTTTGAAGCTGAGAGGTCATCGTTTGTCCAAATAACCGCACCGCTGACATCGGCGATAATGTCGATGTCCGTTGCCGCATCAAGTCCGTCCGAGGTAGGCTTAACATATTCAACAGTTCTGACAAGTCCGTTGCACTGAGGCGAATAAGCGACAGCATCGCCCTGATCATCTGTTGTTACATTGACAGTAAATCTTGATAGTTTCATATCCTCACCTCCTAAGAGGTTTTGAGGATTCCTACACCCTCAAGCGCGGCGAGTATGGCGTTGACAGCTGTTGCTATCTGAGTTCCTGTGGCTTCGTTTCCTATATCGGCAATATGGCCAGCCTGAGTGCCCGCCTTTGAGATTTTCCCCCCGGCGGCTACGTTAAGTTCACCGCCGATAACGGTGACATCGCCACCCTGTTCAACATAATTCTTTGCGTTATAACTCATTTTTTAGCCTCCTTAATCAAATAAAAAAGGGAGGCATATAGCCCCCCTTGTCAGTTATGCAGTGCCTTCAGCGGGTGAAACGTGCGCCTCAATTGCCAGAGTTCCAGTGAGTGCGCTTACGACAGGAGCTTTGACGGGTCCGTAAAGGATCGCCCATATTTCGCCGAGTGCGGAAGATTCGGTGCGTGTGGCACTAAGTTGTAGGTATCTCTCCTGCGGACGGTTAATGTCAATAGCGCAGCCTTCCTCGGAAGTTCCTGACGTGACCTTAGTTCCCGCAAGGTCAGCGGCTGTTGCTCCGTTTGCCGCCACGTCCTGTTTGACTTTGATGTAATTTCCTGCGTTTGCCGTTGCAAAGCGAGTCATAAAGATACAACCCTCAAATCCGCAGGTGTCTATTACATCAGACAAGACCTCGGTTGTTGCGGCGGTCTGTGCCGCCTTCGCCAGTACAATTTTTACATTCTCGCTAAGCATAGGAAACCCTCCTAACCGAGCTTGACACGGACAAATGCGGATTCAAGAACAGGCGCGCCGTCTCCGTAGTACCTACCTATAAATCCAACCTGTGATGTCCCTGCGTACAGCTCGTTGAGTCTCTGAACGTTAAGTCCCTGGAGTTCGGCAATCCAGTAATACTGCCAGTTAGCAAGTGCGCCAACGTAAGCCGCCGATTGAATTGTTGAAGGTGCATATTCGCTCTCGTCTACAGGCAGACCGAGGAGCCTGTCAGCTTCTCCTGCGACAAGTCCGGGAGACCAGAGGTACTGTCCTTCGCCGTCTTTGAGTTTAGAGATCATCTTTATAAGATCCCTGTGGAATACCCAACGTGCGGTCTTGCGATACTGTGCGGCAAGTTTGAATTTGGCGTTGATGAGTCCGTCTGCGGATACGGCAGCAGCGGTATTGCCTGTGGCTTCGTCCTGTCCTGTGTTAATACCGTTCGGTGATGCGGTGAATATCCCGAGAGGCTGACCGTCACCGGTGCCATTAAGGAACCCGTTCTCCTGTGCGATGGCAAACTTATAAGCGAGCCTGTCGGCGATAATTCCCTCAATGGGGAGTGCGCTGGTCAACAGGAGTTTCATGGAAACCTTAATCAGCTTAGAGAGCTGTATCGGCTTAAGTTCCCTGCGTCCAAACGCCATAGTTGTATCTTCGTTAGGTGCTGCGATTTCGGTCGTCCATGTCGGGTCAGTGAGGTCGGTATCGAGTGAGGGGAAGCCCAGACTGTCAGCCGAAGTTACCGCCATGACATTAGCGTAGTTCCTAACAAAAACACTGTTATCGAGTCCTTTGATGAGACGTGCGACAAACTGCTCTGATGCGTGGAGATAGCCGCCTGTTGCGTCTGCATCGTTAGCAAGCGCACGATATTCCGCACTGTCGCCAGTTACGAGATAACGCCTGAACGCAGATATTTTGCGCTCTTCGGGCGTAGCCTCAACTTTCCCTGATTCTGCCTTTTCAAAGCCCCTTATTTCAGCTTCAGCAAGGAGAAGGCGTTCCTCATCTTTGATTTTTGTGTTTATTATCCCAATATCAGCGAACATCTTGTCGTAAGATGTTCTTTCTTCGGCGGTAAATTCCCTCTTTTCAGCTTCGACCCTGTCAAGAAGTGCCCTTGATTCCATAACTATTTTCGCTTTACTTGCCTTCATTTCGTTGATCTTGTCCATATTTTAAATTCCTCCTGTTAGTCAAGTTCAGCAAGGTCAAGCCTTGCCTTCATAATTCCATAGTCAGGTGATTCTTCTTCCTGACTTTCCTTTGTGCGCTCATTCTGATGCTCCTCAAATATTTCTTTATCGCTCCTAACCCCGGTTGTTGCTTCGGGATAAGCAGGGTAAGTCACAGGTGAGACATCGTAGAGGTTGCCTACGCTTTTAATGGTGCGGATAGCGGGTGTTGCTGTGTCGTCCCATTCCTCGACACCTCCGGCCATAGAAAAAGCGAAGGAACTCTCTGCTATGTCCCCTCGCTCTATGCTTGAAACTATGTCCCTCGCCCACTGTGTGTCAGGCGGGTCTATCTCGTAGTGAAGCCCCACATCGTCCTCCGTTAGAGAGACCGTCCCGGCTGATTGCCGTCCTAATACATAATTCGGATCGTGGTTAAATAACGCCCTGACATCAGATTTTTTGAGTGCTTCTGCAAATGCGCCGGGCGCA